AAAAAAATGCTAATGAAAGCCTCTCGCAAAAAAGTAATGGTAGAAGCTCCTTCTGGGTATCACTGGATGCTCGAGAAGGGGCGATACTACCTTATGCCTCACGATGGTAAGTTTGTACCGCACGAGAACGCTTCTCTAAAAGCACCGTTCAAGGTTAAATCGGCACACTAATTTGTTCCTCTCCTTCAAGCTTTCTATAGAACTTCTGGACAAGTAGTCTGGCTTTCTGTGTTAAGGCATAGCGTACCCTGTAGTTGAACTTGCTTTCATAAAACATAGCTTCTTCGTATCCAGATGGAGACAGCTTATCGTAATACTTGTATATGTAACCAGAGGTTTGTAGAGGATAGACAATCTTCTTTGCAGTCTGTGCCTTGCTGGTGAAGTAATCGTTGCTTATTCTATCGAGTGTAAAGAACTCATAGTCGTATGCAAATATCATAAAGTTCATCTGAGACTCCGTAACATCATAGTTACCAGCTATATCTCGCTGGACTAGCCTAATGTATTTCAAGTAGCTTCGAGAGATTGTATCTGGGTTCTTCATTTTGAAGTCCCGAAACATACTCTTCTTAGAGTGCTTTGGCATTTTTATTAAATTTGCATAGAATACAAATATACAGAAATGGCTACTCTTACAAATACGAAAGTAAAAGACACATACCAAACGCTACTCAAACTAACATCTGGCTCAGTAGGAGGTGGATATACTGTGGTGCAAGACGGAGAGGCAAACGACTCTGGCTTATCGCTATCTACATCAAGAGTTGGTGTGTTGGCACTTACTTTTATTAATCAGCCACCAACTGGTTCTGGCTTAACAGCAGCTCTTTTCTCAGACCCAACAAGCGGTGATGTTTACAAACAAGAGTTAGCAGCATCTGCATTCACAAACACAAGCGTTGTTGCTGGAACTGGCATCTCTGTAACAGGAGGATTCCCAACATTTACTGTAACGAATACTGCTCCAGATCAAGTTGTTTCATTCACAGGTACTGATATAAGCATTGGTGGTGCGTATCCAAACTTCAATTTGGTAAATACAGCGCCTGACCAAGTAGTTAGCATCAGCGCTGGTTCAGACCTCAACGTCACTGGAACTTATCCATCGTTTACATTGAATCACACCATCAATAGTTTTTCTATTGTGAGTGATGGAACACCTGCACAGCCTGTTAGTGCTGGAGCTGCAAACAGCTCTATAAATATTGTTGGCGGAACTGGAATTACTACAGCAGCAGACAACACAACAAAAACAATTACAATCATCAATGATTCCCCAGACCAGACAGTATCTATATCTGGCACAAACGGAATCGCTGTTACAGGAACATATCCATCATTCACAATTGATGGAAGCGCTGTTCAAGGAGGAGGCGTAAACGAAGAAATGTTTGTTGGTACTCCAGAGTCTCCATATGTTCTTGGACCTGGATCAACTCAAATTGTAGCTTTCTCACAGCCTAACAACTCTATAGAAACCAACTCATACCACTTTGGAACTGCTCCTGCTCAGTTAGACCTTGGTCCTGGGGGCGCATCTATTCAGAATGTTTCTGGACAGAAGCTTGTTGTGTATATAGACATGGCTTCTTACGTAGATGTTCAGTCTCCTAATTCTGATATAACATATACCCTTGAAAGATTTGATGGTGCTGTTTGGAGTGCTGTAAAATCGGTAACGAGATACAAAGGCGCTTCTGGAGCTCAAGTTGATTCATTCTGGGGAATATTTAATCTAGACACGGGTGAGGCTCTTAGAGTTTCATTATCTTCGGTATCTGGTAGTATCATATTTACTCAGCAGAGCCAAATAAAATTTGAAGTAAAAGAAACAGGTAATATCATTTAATATGAATGAAAGACAGAAAGAGTGCATTCTCGAGATACAAGACCTAATGCTTGCGATTAATGCAGTTGTAAAAAAGTACGAACTTGAGAATGAGTTCATAGCCTGTCTTGCTGTTGGATTTATAGATATGGAAAGCTCATACGTTGATGAAGACGGTGACGAGAGAGCTAATATGAATCTGCTTTCTACATTTTCTGTATCTGACGAAAACGAATTAGACGACCTCCTTTCTTACTGTGTAGAGGCATACGCATCACAAGTAGAAGAAGACTCAAAGCCTGATACCTCAAGCATTGATTACTGGCTAAACCTTGGCCGTAAGGACGGAGATATAAATTAAATAAAATGATTAGAAAAATTATTATCGGGCGTGATCCAAAGGACGCTATGGCGTACTATGTGGGTATGCGTGCTGGATCTGGAAAAGTAAGCGCAATCGTTGAAGACGAGGCGCATTTACATAGATACAATAAGAAACGGTATCTGATTTACATTGAGAACGAGGATGGGAATATGATTTGGAAAGCAGTGGATGATATGCCGTGCATTCTTGAGTATGACCTAAACTTCGATTGATATGCAGCCATTACATCATTTTGTGGTCAAGCTTCCACAAAAGTTCAAGGATAAAATAAACGTTGGAGGAATAGAACTCGAGCTTGTAGCAAAGTTTAATGAGTTCCAACACAGGTTCAACTATGGTCATATAGTTGCAGCACCTACTGCATTTAAAGACGCTCCATACATTGGTCAAATACTATACTTCCACCACCATGTTGTGATGGAGCAAATCTATGACATCGGTGACGACTTATATCTTGTTAACTACGATCCAAACGGAGGATATGGAAACCATGCTATCGCAATCGAAGACGAAGCTGGTGATATTACTATGCTTGGTGATTGGTGTTTCGTTTTACCCCCAGATGAGGAGGAAGAGACAACAACTGCTTCTGGCCTCATTCTTGAGCTCAAAAAAGAACCAAAACTGGAAGGCGAACTACTCGCCCTACCCAGAAGTGCAGAATGGTTTGGAGTGGGCGTTGGTGAGGTGGTGGGCTACCGAAAGAATTCGCAGTATGAAATGGAACTTCTTGACGGCACTAAGGTGTACCGTATGAGAGCAACTGAATTAATGTATGCCAAAGAAAAGTAAATTCAATACAGTAGAGGCATCAGAAAGACTTTTGTCTTCTATGGAGATAGCCATTAATAATATGATTGATGAAATCAGAAAGCCTGTTGATGGCGAGCTATCTGGTTCTCAGAGAAAAGCAGAACTACAGAGTATTAAACAAACAGCAACAGATGCAAAAGAACTCCTTATCGAATACCAGCGACTCGAGCAAATGGTCAGAGAACTTAAAGAAACAGGAGGTATTGAAGAAGAGCAAGACTACTCTGGAGGATTTGCGGAGAAGTTCTCCAAGTAGTCAAGTCTTCCTGTACTGGGATTTTTAGTAACTTGCCCAGTAGTTTGCGTGGGAGTGAATGGCGCTTATATCACAGTTTTCGAAGACACATGATTGAGCCGCCACACTCTTGCTCGATGAACAAGAAGCAAGCCCCCACAAAGCAATAAGTAATAATAGCTTTTTCATAGGGCTTATGTTAATTTAATGTAAATATACAGAAATAAAATGAAATGGCGGGTCTTAAGAAAATTGAGGGGTATGATGACTACGTTATCAACATATGTCCCAACGATACAGCTGGAGAGGTCATCACAATCGGTGATGTTGATATTCAGCTTCCCAAAGCTCCAAAAGACGAAGACATACTCAACTATGGAAGGGATGTATCTATGCAAATGTGGCAAAGACTTCCTGTGCCAAGAGAGTTGCAAAGGATTCGTTCTATGGATGAGTGGTTCGAGATGCCTTCGGACTTCAAAAAACGCTTCTCTACGTATATCGAACAGGAGTTTAAACGTAGGCGTGAGGGCGTTTGGTTTTTCAATAATGGCAGGCCTGTCTACATTACAGGGAGACACTATATGATGCTACAGTGGTCGAAGCTGGATATCGGCTACGGCTACTACTTAGAGTTTCAACGTAGGCTGTTTCTTCATTTCGCAGCCATAGAATCAGACCCAAGATCTATAGGGCAGAATTATGTAAAATGTAGACGTTCGGGATACACGAATATGTCTGCTGCAATACTTGTAGACGAAGGAACACAGGTAAAGGATAAACTGCTAGGTATACAGTCTAAGACAGGTAAGGATGCACAGGAGAATATCTTTATGAAAAAGGTAGTCCCAATGTTCAAGAGCTATCCGTTCTTTTTTAAGCCTATACAAGACGGTACAACCAACCCACGTATGGAACTTGCATTTCGTGAACCATCCAAGCGTATAACAAAGAGTAACAAAACATCCAACAAAGGAGAAGCTCTAAACACAGTAATAAACTGGAAAAACACCACAAATAACGCATACGATGGAGAAAAACTACATATGCTCTACCTTGATGAGAGCGGTAAATGGGAAAAGCCTACTGACATCCGTGAAGCTTGGCGTATTGAACGTACTTGTCTTATTGTCGGACGTAAGATTGTTGGCAAGTGCCTTATGGGTTCGACTGTCAATCCTATGGATAAAGGCGGAAAGCAATATAAAGAGCTTTGGAGGGACTCAGACCCAAGAGAAAGAAACGCCAACGGAAGAACAAAGACTGGGCTTTATAGACTTTTTATACCAGCCTACGAAGCCTTGGAGGGGTTCTTTGACAAGTACGGAAATCCAATCATCGAAGACCCAGAAGAACCAGTAGAAACCATTGATGGTGACTTTGTATCAATAGGTGCGAAGACATACTTGAAAAACGAAAGAGACGCACTAAAGAGTGACGCAAGAGAATTGAACGAATTTATACGTCAGTTTCCGTTCACTGTAGATGAAGCAATGCGTGACTCGATAGAGGGATCTACATTTAACATCGGTAAGATATACGAGCAAGTGCAGTACAACCAAGAGCTGTATCCAGACCCAGTAGTTCGTGGTAACTTTAGCTGGAAAGATGGCATTGCCGACAGTGAGGTCGTATTCAGTCCAAATGCACAAGGAAGGTGGAGAATTGCCTGGATGCCTAAGCCAGAAATCAGAAACAATTACGTAATTAAGTACGGAAAGAAATACCCAGCAAACGACCATATAGGCGTAGGAGGCGTGGATAGTTATGATTTAGACTCTACCGTTGACAACAGGGGTTCAAAAGGAGCTTGTCATCTTTACAACAAGTTTAGCATGGCTGCCCCTGCCAATATGTTTGTTGCCGAGTACGCATCGAGACCTCCTCTTGCAAAGATATTTTACGAAGATATTCTGATGGCAGCTGTATTCTATGGATACCCACTGCTTATAGAGAATAACAAGTACGGCATTGTAAGGCATCC